TTATATGGTAAATAAAATATTTTCTATGTATAAGGATACTATATTATATGCTAATGAAATGAATAAACTACCGCATTTAGATAATAAAATGCAATATGACTATTTACTAAATATAATACGGTCAAAGAAACGATTTACATCTTGGCCAAAAAAAACACAACACAAGGATTTTGAGTTAGTTAAAGAGTATTATAGTTATAGTGATAAGAAAACTGAGGATATTATTGGAATTTTAACTGAATCTCAAATTAATTATATTAAGGATATTATGTATAAGGGTGATTGAATTGGGAGTAAAGGGACATGATGAGTGTAGTAGATAGTTTAGTTGAAGTTAGTTTGATAGAGGATGATGATTTTTTAAGAGTAATAGAAACATTGACACGGATTGGGGTTTCGTCAAAACGAGAAAAGAAATTATTTCAGTCATGTCATATTCTGCATAAAAAAGATAAGTATTATATAGTTCATTTTAAGGAGTTATTTTTATTAGATGGCAAACCTTCAGACTTTACTGATAATGATAGAAGTAGACGAAATAAGATAGTTTCGTTATTAGAAGAGTGGGGATTAGTAGAAGTCGTTAGAGCTGATGTTTTTCCTGACGCACCTATATCTCAAATAAAGGTGATACCATATAAAGAGAAAGAGGAATGGGAATTGATACCAAAGTATAATATAGGTAAACGAAAGTAATATGAAGGTTGAAGATGAGTTGGATTCTCTACTTAAAGAATACAAGTTGGAGAATGACAAATTTTTAAAAAGTAATTATTCCGCTTCTATACGAGTAAGAAGTATTCTTAGGGAAGTGATACGTATTTGTGAGACAAGGAGACAAGAGATTCTTGAAGAAAGAGAGTGGATTGTTTCTACATATGGTGAGGGTGATTATGTTGGTGAACATGCCAGAAGGATGGCAAGAAAATATGGACTTAAAGAAGGTGAGTCTTATGATTGGGAAAATTGATTTAATTAATGGGAGAGTGTAATGAGTAATAACTATGTAAATAATTTGTTTATGAGAACTATGATACGTAAGTATGAGTATGAGAGAGATGATGCTATAGCACATATTAAAAATTTGTTTGATAATCCAGTTGCATCAGATAAAACTTTCGGCGAACCATCCATCACTGATGAGTTGGACTCATGGTTGTCGAAATTGAGTGATGCTGAAAATAAATTAAAAAGTTTGTTAGTACATTTCGCACAAAAAGACGAAGAAACAAATAGTGAGTAATATTAAAGTTATACGGTTTATATCTGGTGAGGAATTGATGGGTGAAATTGTAGAGTCTGAAGGTACATATGAATTAAAAAACATATGTCAATTGGCTGCATCATATTCAGATCCAACTACAGCTACTGCTAGGATTGGATTGTCACCATATATGCCTTATACTAATGCAAAAGATAGTATTGTTGTAGATGCGACATTTGTTGCGTTTATTGTTGATCCTGTTGTTGATTTATTGAATGAGTATAATAAGATATTTGGTGTTGGTATTATTGTTCCTAGTGAGAAAGATATAATTAAACCTAAAGGCGGGTCTAATGCGTATGTTAAAATATAATTAAATTTAAATAAGGTATATTATGAGTTTTTATACATCTGTTGAGAAAGTGGGCAATAATATATTATATTGCGGATACGATGATGGTGGTAATGTGGTTAAATATAAAGAATATTATAAACCCACGTTATATGTTACAAATAATAATAATTCTGATAGTCCATGGAAAACCATTAGTGGTGAATCTGTATCAGAACTATCTTTTGATAATATGAAAGATTCTCATGAGTTTATGAAGAAATATGAGAACGTGGATAGTTTTAATGTTTATGGTATGAGTAATTATATATCACAATATATTAATGATAAACATGATGGTGTTATTGAATTTGATACTGATTTAATTAATGTAACTAATATTGATATTGAAGTTGATTCTGATGATGGGTTTCCTGATCCGACTCAAGCAAAATTCCCAATAACAGCTATAACAGTTAAAGATAATTCAAATATATACTATGTGTTTGGGTTTGGTGAATATTCGGTGAAGGATTCAATCCATGATCATTTAGATATAGAATATATTAAATGTGATGATGAGGGTGATTTATTAAGTAAGTTTATAAAATTTTTATCAAGTGATGGACATGTTCCTGATGTTATTACTGGATGGAATATTAAGTTTTTTGACATACCATATATAGTTAATCGTAGTATTAGATTATTTAGTGACTCTTTTATGAAAAAGATATCACCATGGAATATGGTTAGTCAAAGAACCACATTAAAGATGGGTAAGGAACATCCATATTATGTTATATACGGTATTCAACAGATTGATTATATAGATTTATATCGTAAATTCACATATAAAAATTTAGAGTCATATAGACTTGATCATGTTGCTTATGTCGAACTTGGTGATCGTAAATTACAATATCATGAATATACTGATCTTCATGATTTATACACGAACAATTTTCAATTATATATTGATTATAATATAAAAGATGTTGAAATTGTAGATAGGTTGGATGTTAAATTACAATTGATGGATCTGTGTTTTAATATTGCATATAAGGGTGGTGTTAATTATGAAACTGCGTTTGGTACTACTGTAATATGGGATTCATTAATTTATCGGCTTTTATCATCACAAAAAATGGTACCTCCACCAAAGAAAGAAAATATAAAGAGTACGTTTGCTGGTGGGTATGTTAAAACCCCATTTATTGGTAAACATGAGTGGATTGTATCTTTTGATTTGAATAGTTTATATCCTATGTTATTACAACAATATAATATGTCACCCGAAACTATATTGCCGTTAGTTACTAGTGGTGTTGATGTAGATAGTTGTTTAAGTATGATGGATTTTGATAGGCAGTATGGTTCTACTGAATCTACTATGGCGGCAAATGGCACTCATTATAAGACAGATGTTCTTGGGGTAATACCATCTGTAATTGATAAATTATATTCTGAACGAAGTGTTATTAAGAAGAATATGATTAAACTCAAAAAACAACGTGAGGGTGTTCAACATGGTAAGTTGGATAATCAGATTTCTTCATTACATAATCAGCAATTAGCTATTAAGATTATGATGAATTCATTATATGGTGCGTTAGGTAATCCTTATTTTAGATATTATGATTTACGAGTTGCAGAGGGTGTTACTTTGTCTGGTCAGTTATCTATTAAGTGGGCGGAGAAATATATGAATGAATATCTTAATAAGATAATGGGTATTGGTTCTGAGGATTATGTGATTGCAATTGATACTGATTCTTTATATGTTGACTTTAAACCGCTAGTGACTAAATTGGGATTGGATACATCTAATAAAAATAAAGTGGTTGATGTTTTAGATAAGATATGTGGTGATAAGTTTGAACCAATGTTAGAATCTGCATATAAAGACTTGTATAATTATATGTATGGGTATGAAAATAAGATGGTTATGTCCCGTGAAGTTATTGCCGATGCTGGTATATGGACTGCAAAGAAGAGATATATATTAAATGTATATGATGATGAGGGGGTTAGATATACAACTCCGAAATTAAAGATGATGGGTATAGAGGCTGTTAGAAGTTCTACACCTGAATGTTGCAGAGATAAAATCAAAGAATCTTTAAAAATAATTCTTTCTAACACCAATGATGAGTTAATAGAGTTTATTGACGAATTCAAAGAACAATTTAAAAAAATGAATATAGTGGATATATCATTTCCACGCGGTATTAATGCTATTAATAAGTATTATAATTCTAGAGATGTTTATATAAAGGGTACTCCTATACATGTAAAGGGTGCTTTATTTTATAATCATTTATTGAAAGAACTTGGTTTGGTTGGTAAATATCAAGAAATAAAATCTGGGGATAAGATAAAATTTTGTTATTTATCTGAACCAAATCCTATTCATAATAACACCATATCCATGTTGGATGTGTTGCCACCAGAATTTAAATTAGATACGTATATCAATTATGAACTTCAGTTTATTAAAACGTTTTTAGATCCAATTAAAACTATAACGGATGCTATAGGGTGGTCAGTAGAACGTAGGAATGTTTTAGATGATTTTTTATAAAGGAGATTGTGTATGGGTTTAATGGAAAGAATGAGGAAGAATTCCACGTTGCAGGATAGAATTTCTGTATTGCAAGATTCTATTTATTTGAATAACAATGATGTGGTGACTACTAAAGTTCCTGCTATTAATATTGCTTTTTCTGGAAGTCCTTTTGGTGGATTTAGTTCTGGGTTAACTATGATTGCTGGACCATCAAAACATTTTAAGACGGCATTTGGTTTATTATGTATGAAATCTTATATGGATAAGTATGAAGAGTCTATATGTATATTTTATGACAGCGAATTTGGTACACCGCAATCATATTTTGATACATTTGAGATTGATACGAGTAGAGTGTTGCATGTTCCTGTTACAGATTTAGAGGAACTTAAATTTGATATTATGAAACAAGTGAAGGAAATCAGTCGTGATGATAGAATATTTATTATGATAGATTCTGTTGGTAATTTAGCATCGAAAAAAGAGGTAGATGATGCCCATGCAGAGAAGAGTGCTGCTGATATGACAAGGGCAAAACAATTCAAGTCATTATTTAGGATGGTTACACCACATCTTACATTAAATGACATTCCAATGATTGTTATTAATCATACGTATGACACACAAGAAATGTTTTCAAAACAAGTGGTGTCTGGTGGTAAGGGTGCATATTATTCTTCCGATAATATATGGATTGTTGGTAGACAACAAGATAAAACTGGTTCTGATCTGACGGGTTATAATTTTATAATTAATATAGAGAAATCTAGGTATGTTAAAGAGAAATCGAAGATACCTATAAATGTTTCCTTTGAGGATGGATTGGATAGATGGTCTGGGTTACTTGACATGGCGGTGGATTGTGGTATAATAAAGAGATCCGGTGGTTGGTATAATCTTATTGATTTAGAAACTGGTGAGATTGTAGATAAAAAGTTTAGGGGGTCTACTACGAATAATATAGAATTTTGGAAACCTATATTACAATCTGATAAATTTTTAACATTTTTAAGTAATAAATATTGTATTTCTAGTAATAAAAAACTTATTACAGATACTGATTATCTGTTTAATGATTGANGGGNGTGATATGGATGAACGATTGAGTGAATGTGCTAATGTTATGTTATCTGATGACGTAGTAAATGAATTTAAAGAATTATTTGAAGTTGTAGAAAACGATAATTTTGATTATTATGCTGTTAAACTTTCTAAGGGGGAATATGTAGATGTTGTTTATAAATATGGTAGTATTGAACCCGAAGAAACTGAGGATAGATTAAATATACAATTTGAATATAATGTGTTGGTTGGTAATTCGGAATATACCATAGAACAATTAGATGAATCTGACGAATTTAAAATAGTTGTTGGTAAGATTTTGAATTTTTTATTATATGAATATTTAGACAATAAAGAGAGTGAAGATGAGTCTGACGGAATTGACAATATTGAAGAATCTGATAAATAATGATGAATATTGTAGGAAAGTAATACCATATATAGAAAGTGAATATTTTAGTGATGATAGATATAAATTAATATATAACATGGTTGATGAGTATATTGTAAAATATAATAATCGTCCAAGTTTAAATTCATTATATATAGGAATTGATTCTATGGATGGTGTCGAATCTCTTTATACATCTACAAAGGATGTTATAGATGTATTAGGTGATTGTGTTAAAGAAGATTTAGAATATTTGTTAGATACTACTGAGGAATGGTGTAAGGAAAGGGCATTATATAATGGTATTTTAGAATCTATTGGTATAATTGATGATGATAAAGGAACTAAAGATAAAGGGGAGATACCAAAGATATTGACTGAGGCTCTTGCTGTATCTTTTGATAATAATGTTGGACATGATTTTGTTAATGATTATAAAGAGAGGTGGGAATTTTATCATCGAGTTGAAGAAAAAATACCATTTGGTATTGATAAGTTCAATAAGATAACTAAAGGTGGTCTTTCTAGAAAGACTTTAAATATTGCAATGGCTGGTACTGGTGTTGGGAAATCTTTATTTATGTGTGATCTTGCTGCAAGTCATATATGTAGTGGGTTTAATGTTTTGTATATTACATTAGAGATGTCAGAAGAAAAGATTGCAGAACGTATTGATGCTAATTTACTTGATACACCTATACAGAAGTTGTCAGAGTTACCTTTAGATATATATACAAAAAGAATTGATAGGGCAAAATCAAAAATAACTGGAAAGTTGATAATTAAGGAGTATCCAACCGCTTCTGCATCCACGAATCATTTCAAACA